GGCGTCAATGTAGCCCACTGCTGTGGCATTGTCCACGATACCTCTTCTGGTACCTGCTGGAGCGAACCATGGGAAAGCAACGTTGTCGTTGTTCGCCAGTGTCCTCATTATCATGTGACTAGGTGGGACAACGATCGACTTGCCTGTGTTGTCTGTGGTTGATCCTGAAGGGTAGAACACTCCCAAGTAATCACTTGAACTCACAAGACCGTCCTCGCCGTTGTCTGTGGCGGCCGCTGTGTTGTTTGCCCAGTTGGTGATAGCCGTTGCTGTTCCTGCCAATCTCATAGGTGTGTCACCTACCACGAACGCTGTGTTGTTCCTGTCGGTGTTTAGGTTGATCATGTTCTGGATCAGTTCCGGATATCCAGGACAAGCAATAACGTTGTAGCCTCTTTGGTCTTCCCTGATTGCTTGGTTGGTGTCTATCTCAGATTTCAACTGTGCAACGATGACTTTCCTCTGTGCCTTCCTTCCGAAAGTGCCAGAGCCGTCCGCGTTGTTGCCTGATTTGGTCACCCATCTGTCTGGGTAGTAACCAGCAACCGATTCGTTGTTGAATCTGATGTTACCCAATCCTGATGATCCCGAACCAGGATAAGCAGTCGTCGTAATGTAACTGTTTCTGTATTCCTTAACGTTGTAACCACTTCTCCTAGTGTTCCAAAGCATGATACCTTGTGGATATAGTGCTGGATCTGGAGCATCCGGATCTAAGAAGTTGTCACTTAGTAGATTCTTGATTGTTGAAGCGGTACCCGCCTGTGTGCTGTTGTTGGCGTTCCTGTCTGTTGAAGTGTGCCATCTAGCGTCAGCGAAAACAACTCCGTCTTCTGTGGTCTGATCTGCCTTATCAACAAGTTCCCAGGCCGCGCCTGATGTTGTGACAACAACTTGGTTTGCGGTGTTGCTTGAACTTAATGTTGCAGATGTGTTGTATCTGTACAGTTTCGGATAGTTCTCAAGATCGCTTGTGTCGATCCATAAGTCATTTGTGACAAGTGCTGTACCGTCTGACTGTGTGGTCGGTGCCGAAGCAGTGAACTGTGGACCGTTTGGATCCGTTGAAGCATATTGATTTAGGTATCCAACCCATGTTGTTCCGTTGTGTACCATGATGTCTGCTTCGTCAACTTTAGTGTCGTACCAAAGTGTTCCGTCTGTTGGCTCATTGTTCGGAGCGTTTGTTGATGCTGTGTAACTTAGACGTTTCCAGTTTGTAGCGATAACTTCGTTACCCACTGTCGAGTCTTCTGAGTCACCTGTTGGTGCCACGTACAAGTTATCAACCAGAGTAGTCGAGCTGGCAGTGTAAGTTCCGTAACTGTGTGCGTCACTTGTACCAAAACCTGCGTCATCTAGTGGAGTTCCTGAAGTGTTGTTCATTCTGAAGTCACCACCCAGTTTGTGTTTGATCTCTATTGCGCCAGCAAATTCACCTGTGCTAATAATCGATGCCTCCAGGTTTGTGAAACCTGCGGCTGTGAACGCTGTTACGAAATCCTCAGCGTCACCCAGTGTAGAACCATCACCTGAGATCATTGTAACTGTTTTAGCAGTGTCCAGTGCCTCTTGGTTTTTCAATGATTCTCTGACTGTGAACGTTTCGTTTGCTGTGAAACTTGGACTTGTTGTTTTTGATCTGATTACAGTTTGACCACCTTCGTATCTGAACAGTTGGAAGTCACCCACGTTTGGTGTAGTGTCTGACTGTCCGTCAACTGATTGTTCAGTGATGTTAAATTGTGTGTAAAGTGTCCCTGCTGTTAGACTTGTACCTCCATTTGCTGGATCTATGTTGTAGATCGCTGAATGGTTGGTGGCATACAATGGAGCAGAAACTGTTCCAAAACTAGCACTTGATGAGCTGTAAAGTTTGGCAACGATGTTGGCGCCTGAATTGGCGTTTGTCGTCTTGAACCACACTGATCCGTTTGGTCTGTTCTCGTCTGCTGTCTTCCAAGTCGGTCTGTTGGTGTGTTTTGCTTGTAGGAATTTCACGCCGTTTTTTGTGCCAGCTGTGATCCCTAATGAAGCAAGTGTTCCAGTGCCTTCTTCAAATCTAATTGTATTAAATCCTGCTGTTGAATCACCGAAGCCTAATCCATTATGGAAGATTTCTAAGTTACCTGTTGTGGCGTTAACACTTGCTGACACACCAGGAACGTTAGCATTAGTAAATGCAGTTGCCACATCAGATAATGCGGTTCCTGCCGGTTGAACTGTTACACCGTTTACAGACATGTTTTGTCCTGAAACGACTGTAGTTCCACTAGCAACTGTGATAACCGGTAAGCTCAAATGCCATGCGCTTGAACCTAACTGTACCCAGGTGTTGCTTGAGTTCTTGTAATAGATCTTGTTCGAAACGTGTGTTGTGTTGATCGCGTAATTGCCCTGTGATCCTACTGATGTTTTCGGAGCACCTGTTGAAACGTTACCTACCAGGTCAGTAACTGCCGTGATCAACGTTGGTGTGATTGTAGTGAATGCTTGATCAGTTTGGCTCCACTCGAAGATACCGTAACTGGTAGATGCAAGGTCAAACCAGTATGTGCCATCTGTTGGTGCCGCTGTTGGAGCCGAAGCACTTCCGATTAATTCTGAAGTGTCAACGTTAGCTCTTAAAACGTATGCTCTGTTGGCCACTCCTAGGAAACTGTATGCGGCCTGTAGACCCCATTCATTCAATTCATAACCGTGTAGTGAATTTCCTGCGGCGTCAGTGTAGAATTTTGGATCTCCAAAAGTCTCTGTTAATTCTCTCTGTGATGAGATAAGGTAAGCAGTGTTGGCGTTGGCTGTTGTTGTTCCTGCCGCAGTTCCGTCTCCCGCTCCGTTTGCCTTATCCTGTGATGATGCTACTATGAATAGTGGTGTTGTACCCGCATCTGATGGTACGTAGAAACTCTCGTTTATTACTGAAACTTCTACTCCTGGTGATGTTAAAGCCATTTTTCGTATTCTCCTTGCAAGTTACGTGTATACTAGAGTTATTTATTAGATCATATGGTTTTTACGACAGAATTTACCATTTTCCAGGTGCCTATATAGGCGACGTAAATATGCTTATGCGATATAAGGACAGACCCATATGTAAGCAGTGTAAAAGCAAACCCAGGGCGTATGCCTACAGGAGGTACGACAGGATATACTGGCGTAGTTTGTGTGACACCTGCAATAGGAAAAAGGAAGGAAAGCGTGTGGGAGGTGTGACACCTTTACAAAGATCAGGATACAAGAAACACAAAAAGTGTGAACTTTGTGGATTTAAGGCACAGCAAGTGAGCCAATTGGATGTGCTTTTCTTGGACGGAAATATGAGGAACACTTCGGTGAATAATTTGAAGACTGTGTGTGCCAACTGTCAGCGATTAAGCAGTGTGCGTAGACTTGGTTGGCGTGTGGGCGATCTTGTGGCCGACGATTAAATCATCAACCTTTTCAAATAGTTCTTGCTTTGTGCCGTCATTGTCTATGACATGATCAAATTTCCAACCCATCCAATCCCACTCTGATTTATGGGCACCACGTTCCTGCATCTGTTCTCTTGTGGGCAGTTCGCCACGTTTCACCAGTATTATTTCACCGCCGTGCTCTTTGATGGTCTTTAATTCGTTTTGGAATCTTGTGTCAGAAATCACTGTTGGTTCACCGTCGTATCTCGACAAACAACTGTCAATCCATATAGCGTCGTGCATGTGCTGTCTCATCACTTCCGTACCGAAATGTTGTAGCACCCATCTCGGTGTGACTGTCTTGCCAAATTTCTTTGACCAGAACTCGTCGGGCTGTTCCCTCCACTGCCTGCTGTCGTCGCCGTTGCCTTCCAGCATCTCACGATCCCAATTGAACATAGCACTGACGGCATCCTTTAAACTCTTGGCGAAGGAATCCCTGCGGAATCCGTGTTGTTCTTCTAATCTTTTTGATACAGTATCTTTACCAGAACCTATTAATCCTACTACTCCTATCAGCATAGGATTATTATACTATTTTTTTAGACGTTTTTCAATCTCTTTGATTGCTTCTTTGACAGATTTCAAAATGGAAATTCTCAGCCCTTTCTTGTGCTGTTTCAAGGCCAATATGCTCATGTTCTCTAGATCCTGTACCAGTGTTTCAAGTTCGTCTAGAGTGAGGTCAGAATAATTCTTGTAATTGGATTTTTCCATCAACACTATTTAGATGTGATCTGATTGGAATTAACCAATAACAAAACTGTGTGGAGTGCCGCCTTCTTGGAAGTTGCCGATCTCTTGATCCAGTCTTTCCATCTCCGCGTTGCCTTCGTTCTTGAGTGCGTCACCGTTCAGTGTGGTTCCACCCTGTGGTCCCGCTATGGTGTTGAACTTGCCTCTGGCCTCGCCCAGCATTACTTTGCACACGGCCAAGGTGTAGTCCCTGATCCATGGTTTGGCATAGATATCCTTGAATAAGGTTATGTCTGGTCTGTAGTTGTCGGTGTGCATCAACACGGTCTCGTTGTCTGCCCTTGGTCTCTGTGTTATCGTCAATTTTTTAGTTGCCACATCAAAGTGGAACTGTATGAAACTACCGAACATTTTTCCTACAAGTTCTTGATAACTTGCGAAAGCATAGTAAGTGGCCAAACCACCTGTGGCCCCCGCCCTCAGCAGGTAGGTGTTGGTGTAGGCCAGGTTGAACGGTTCGAACAAGGTTCCGCCTTCACCACCTTCTGTCCTTGACCCCACGGTCCTCCTGTTGAGATTTCTCACATTGATTACTTCATCAGGTAAAATATAACTGTTTTGATTTTTCTTCAATTCGAGGAAAGCGTATGATTCTTCCACAGCATTTGATGATCTTTGTCTGTATCTATTTGTGGCTCTTTCCAGTGCCGTTTGGTAGTGTTTTGGGTCCAATTCCACATCGATCATGCCCTCACCGAGGTTGTTCTTCACATAATCAAATATCTGCTGTTGGCCTGTTTGAAGTTCTGACATAC